CCAACACTGGCTACCAGATGGTCGTCGATTACACTCAGTCGAGTGCTGGCGCGGCGAACAACCACTACATCCCTGCGACGAAGTGGGATCAGGCCGGAAGCGATCCGCTCGGCGACCTTGAAGCTGCTCGCCTTGCGACGATCAAGGACAGCGGCATCGCGCCCAACGTGGCGCTGTTCGGCGTGAACGCTGCCAAGGTGTTCATCCGGAACGCAATGGTGGCACAATTGCTGGACAAGATGCGCTACGCGATTGCGACCATCGAGCCGGTCATTCAGGACGACTCGGTCGTTAGGTTCGGAAAAGTTCCCGGCATGGAGCTTTACGAATACGCGGAATATTTCGAGGACGACGTCGGAACGATCTTTCCGATGCTGCCCGACAATTTCGTGATGCTGCTTTCGACCAACGCGCCGAACAAGATCGTCTACGGCTGCTTCACGCAGCTCGAGGACGCCAAGGCGAAACGGTTCGTCAGCTACCAGCAGTCTCGGATTCCGTTCATCTACGGCGACGAGGAGGGCGGTGCGCTGTTCTACCGGCTGACGAGTTTGCCGCTGCCGATGCCTGCGGACATTTTGGGCTTCCGTATCGTCGAGGCGTTGACCATGACCTATCCGGCAACGGCACCGGAGGGCGCACGACGGTTCGTCGAAGGCGACGCGGTGCTCGATGAACTGACTGGCGAGATCACCGGCGACCCCGAGGAAGCTGCGAAGCTGAAAGAGGAAGCGGCACAGAGGGCCGAGGAACGAAAGAACACGACCTCGACTGCGAACTGGAAATCGGCCAAAGCCAACGGTGGCGAAGGCAACGGCGGCGGCGTGAACGATCTTGAGAGCAAGACGGTTCACGAACTAAAAGACATTGCGGACGACGAGGACATCGACATTGCGGGGCTGTCACGCAAAGACGATATCATCGACGCGATCCGCGCGGCTCGGGAGGCCCGAAAGAAATAAGCTTATCACCGTTTGATGATAAGCTTTCCTGACTATGGCGCTGCGTGACCAGTTCGTTCCGGATATCGACAATATCTGGATGCGGTTGGATGAGTTTGCGACCGAACGTGAGTTTCGCATCGGCGATGGTCAGGGCGGCTTCAAGGTGTTTCGCTGCCCTGTGGTGTGGGACAAGGATGCGGTGCGAAAACAACCACTGGTGACGGTTCATGGCGTATTCATGGGCGACGTTCGCTGCTATATCGCACACAGATACCTGCCACGCGCTCCGCTGGCCGGAGAGATCATTTACTCTCCGGCCAATACGCCGTGGGAAGTAATCGACTGCACGGACGCCGAAAGCCTCTACGAACTGTCGCTGGCGATGTATCGCTCGCAGCCACATCGATACGGAGCAAACTAATGGTTGCGATCCAGATCGATGCGAGGGAACTGCAGAAGCTGCAAAAGCAGATCGCCCATATCAAGGGCGCTGTGCCGAGAGCGACCTCGATCGCGGTTAATCGCGCTCTGAATAAAGGGCGGACGGAAGTGAAACGCGAGATCCGGAAAATCTACGAGATCAAAGCAAAAGACATTCCGGTGCAGGTCGTCGGGGCCAGTGTCGTTAGGCCTTACGGCTACGTGACACTGAAACAGGGAATGCTGGACTTGAACAAGTTCAAGGTGCAGCCCAAGGGCGTGCAGCATAAAACTCCACGACGCCCGATCAAGGCGACGGTGCGGCGCGGCCGAGGCGGCATGATCGCACACGGGTTCGTTGCTGCGATGCCAAGCGGTTACACTGGGCCGTTCGTGCGCGTCGGGAAGTCGCGCCATCCGATCCGGAAACTGCTGGCGATCAGCTCGGCGATCATGGCGAGCCAGCCGAGCGTTGCGCCTGCGGTTGAAAAAGCGATGACCGACACAATGGCTTTGTCGATGAACCAACAAATCAAACGCATACTGAAACCGAAAGGTTAAAAAAATATGAGCGGATACAAAGTTCTGCTGCTGTGCGGCGCGATTGCGTTCCTGATCGGTGCGCTTGCGCCTGTGATATTCGTTGCGCCTGCGACACCGCGTGCGCTGAACTGGCTGTGCCTCGGCGCGTCATTCGTGACGTTCGCGGTCTTTATCGGAGCACATTGACCATGGGAACAATTCTTATCATCATTCTGATCCTGCTGCTGCTCGGCGCGTTTCCACGCTGGCCATACAGCACAGGCTGGGGCTACGGGCCGAGCGGTTTGCTCGGGTTAATTTTGGTTATCGTGATCATCCTCCTGTTGTTAGGCAAATTATAAATCATGAAATACGTCGCATTCACGATGCAGTGCAAATGGTCTGGCGAAGTCAAAGGCGGCTTCCTGAGCGTTCTTGAGGGAAAACAATTTGACACCATGCTCATTGAGTTCTGCGAGAACACAGGCATGCAGCCTATTGGCGGTGTATCGGTGACGCCGCAGGGCACAACGTTTTTGGTGACGCAGTCGTTGGTCGAAGCTGTGCCATGACGCCGACGCCTGTCACACCGCCTGAGCGCGACTTCGGTCGTCGCGCACAGAGCGTCTACGATCTGGAAGTGACGCTGGTCGCTTTCATTAAACGCATCGTGGACGGCTACCGGTTTGACAATCCGGCTGTGAATTACGAGCAGCAGACTGGGGCGTTTCCAAAAAATTACGATCCCGACCAGCCGCCTGTGCCGTTCGATCCGACGGCGCGAGCGCAAACGCTGGCAAGCAAATTTCCGCCGCGCGTCGAGCGTGGTCGCGTTCCTCGGACGGTGACAGGCGAACTGGTGGTCGACAAGATGCCGGATTTCCCTGCGATACTGGTGCAGTCGATCAGCGCCGAAGTGGGAAACAAGGAGACGATTGCGACGGTGCGGATCTTCGTGAACATGTATGACGAGAATCCGAACAGCAGCGGCTATCAGGACTGCTTGAATATTCTCGAAGCGCTGGCGATTGCGCTGACCAGCTACGGGCAGCAGGGCATCGATCAGGCCTACGTGATCGTGATGCCTTTTGAGTGGCGGCTACTTGAGAATGACACGTTCCCACACTATATCGGGGAAATGACGACACAGTGGGAATTGCCGAGCGGACGGCCGTTGCCGGACTCTGAGACGTTCGGGCTGTTGCCGATTCCTGCGGAGCACATCGACCTGAGTCTGGATAAAGCGCCGCCGCAGCGGTTTGACATGAGCGGTGGCGAAATTACACCGGAGGGACAATGACCACAGCGAGGCTAATCACAGGACAAGTGATCTACATGGGACCACAAGTGCCGCATCTTGGCCTGAGCTACAGCAACATTTTCCGAGACGGAATCTACAAGCATCTTTACGATTCGATCGCCAAATGCCCTGCGCTCGGACAACTGTTCGTTCCGATCAAAGAGTGCGCTGTCGTTAGGCGCGAACTGAATTTTGATTACACCCACAATATGCGCGGCACGACAGGCCGCCACGTAACGTTTTACCGCGAAGTCCAGAAATGGCTCGCACAACGCAAACCAAAAGAAACAAAGCCTTCGGGCGTCACCATGGAACAAATAAAACATGCCTAATCTCGGACCATTCAAACACGGCGTTAGCTGGGCGGACGTTCCCACTAGCGTCATTGCGCCTGTTCAAGCAGACGTAGGAATCAACGTCGTTTTCGGCTCAGCGCCTCTCCATCTGCATCCAAACGGAAAGGATTTTGTAAACAAGCCCCGCGTTTACAACCGCTACGAGGACGCCGTAGCGGAGCAGGGCTATTCAAACAACTGGAACACCTACGATATCTGCGAGCACATGGACGCGGTTTTCGTTGAGTTCGGCGTTTACCCAGTGATCTACGTGGCGGTCAACGACCCTGAGCACAACGCCACGGTTGTCCCGCCTGCGCCGTTTCCTCTGGTCAACGGCCAAGTGGACACAGGGCTTGAACTGATTCGCTGGCTGACTGTGGTCAAAGATGAGACCGGCGCGACTACATACGTCGAGGGCACCGACTACTTGGTGTCGCTGTCGGCCAACAATACAACGATCATCACGCGCATCGCAGGCGGCGCGATTGTGAACGACGACGACACGATCGAAGTCAGCGGCAGTTCACCGAGCGCTGCGCCAATCGACTCTGCTGACATCATCGGCGGCATCGACATTAACACTGGCGCACGCCACGGCCTTGAAGTGATCGAGGACGTTTTCCAAGCGACCGGCTACATACCTGGCGTGATCATCTGCCCGAAGTTCTCGAGCGATCCGGTTGTCGCTGCGGCGATGGAAGCGAAGTCGGAGAACATCAACGGCTGCTTTGCCTGCACATGCCTGATCGACGTGGACACCAAAGTGGTGAAAAAAACGCAGGACGTGAACGCGTGGAAAAATGCGAACAACATCGTTTTCCCGCGACAGGAATGCTTGTTCGGCAAACCTGCGCTGGTCGGCACGACGCAGAAAAAAGTCTACAATTTTGCGTCGCAGCAGGGACCGCTCCTCCAGTGGACGGATATCTACCGAGGCGACGGCCTGCCGTATTACTCGCCGTCGAACAAAAACCTGCGGATGAATTCGCTACAGCTCGACAACGGCGACGAGATCAACATGCATCTGCTCGACGCAAACATGCTCAACGGGCAGGGCGTGATCACGGCTCTTAACTGGATCGGCGGCTGGCGGTCGTGGGGCAACCGGACGGCGTGCTACCCGAGCGACACGGACGTGCATGACATGTTCATTCCGGTGCGCCGGATGTTCGATTACATCGGGAACACGATCGTGCTGACCATCTGGCAAAAAGTGGACGAACCCGGCAATCGCCGGCTGATC